GTGAATATATTGGAAATGATGTTGATTTAAGTGAAAATGGGATTTTATTATATGGTATCAATTCATCTGGCAAAAGTTCATATATGAAAGCTATTGGACTTTCGATAATTATGGCACAATCTGGAATGTATGTACCAGCCGTTAATTATCGATACAATCCATATAATCATATTATGACTCGAATTTATGGAAATGATAATATTTATAAAGGGATGAGTAGTTTTATTGTTGAAATGACCGAATTACGTAATATTATTCAAAGAGCTGATAAAAATAGTCTTATTATTGGTGATGAAATATGTTCAGGAACTGAAGCAATTTCAGGTGTTTGTATTATTAGTTCTGCTATAAATGAATTAATCGAAAAAAAGGCATCATTTATTTTCACAAGTCATTTACATGAATTGACTAATATTAGTTTAATAAAAGACAGAGATGAATTAAGAATATATCATATGCATATTGAAATTATTGATAATAAAATTATATATGAGCGAAAATTAAAAAAAGGTCAAGGATCTAATATATATGGTATTGAAGTTTGCAAATCATTAGATATGCCATTAAAATTTATGACTAATGCAGAAAAAATTAGAAAAGAAATAATGGGTATTAATGAAAAATTATTAGAAACTAAAGCATCTAATTATAATTCATTATTATTTATGGATGTATGTCAAATATGTAAGAAAAATAAAAGTGATGAAACACATCATATTAATTATCAAACTTTGAGCGATGATAATGGTTTTTTTGAAAATTTTCATAAAAATGCTAAACACAATCTCGTTAATATATGTAAAGAATGCCATAATAAAGAACATTCAGGTATTATTGATATTGATGGATATAAACAAACAAATACAGGAGTTGTATTAAATGTTATTTATAATACAACAGAAGAAGAAAAATTAAAAACGTATATTAAACGTGGTAAAAATGATTGGTTTTCTAGAAAAGCTAAGAATCATAAATTTAAGATTGCATCAATTGCCGAAATTATAATTATTATTAATAAATATACTAATTCAAAAATAAAAGAAATTCCTGAAAATTTGTATAATTATTTGTATGATCCGTCGTTATAAACATAAAAAATATGATTATATTATAATACATTATAAAATTATGTTTATAACAACTGTTAAGATGTTAGAACCAACTACAGCATCAGTTGCGATTTATTTATTATCCAAAACAACAACTTTAAAACGAAACATCATTCAAAAACGACCTTTACATTACAAAAAGAAAATATGTAAATGGATGTTAAAAAACAAACATACAATTATAGATATTGGAGTTGATGAAATCGCAGATGTATTGTTTGATTTGAGTAATAATATTCATGTTGTTTATAATCCTTCTTTGGCGGTTATTTTATATACAGCGCTATTAATAATTTTTATATGTTTATAATAGAATTGTAAATGTCACATGTTTGGTTTAAGGAAATTGAAGATGAAATATTAAATAGAAACAAAGAATGTAATTCTATAGATAAACAAAAAGTTTATGAGTATGATAGACATAATATCAACCCTTATAAACTTAAAGATGTTGATAAATTTAAAAAAAAATATACTTTTGACAAAAATAAAAATTGTAAATTAGTAATCGATAATATAAAACAATTAACTGATCATAATAATCGATATTATAAAAATGTTTATACTCAAGACCGGTGCAACACAACTAATGGTTTTTGGGTTAATGATTCTGTAAATAGAAATACAGGTTATGATACTGGTAATTGTTGGATTGATGGAAACGAGGCGAAATGCGGAAATTTAATTAAAAATAACAGGTTATTAAGAAAAGCAGATTTTAAGAGAGGTAAAATAACTTCTAATGATATTGCAACTGCTAAAAAAGAATGTGAATCAAATGATAAATGTTCTTTTTTTAAAAATAATTATACATTTGATTGTATGACCAAACGAAAACAGAATGAACAAATGCAAGTTAAATTAATGGACGATGATATTACTAGTAAAAAAGAAAGATTAGAAGATATGTTATATAAACTTTATAATGGCAATAAAAAACCGCCAACATTAGAATTAATAGGGACTGGTAATAGATGTATTCCTAATGAAGAGGGAGATGATGAAAATAAGACTGATGAATTAAATGAAAATTTAAATAAATATGAAAAAATAATTAAAAAAATTTCAAATGAAGAAGAGAAAATATTATATCAACAAAATTTAATAAGAACATTAGATCCTAATGTATATTCGAATGCTAAAATTTTAAAAACTTATTTGAAAAATAAAAATATAAATAATATTGATTTATTTAATCAATTTAAAAAAGAATATAATACACATAATCACGATGATAATATTATGGAAGATTTATATAAATATTATTTTCCAAAATTTTTTTTTATAAGTAAAAAAAGCAATAGTTTCTTATCTAATAGTTCTAGTTCGAGTGGTAGTTATGATAGTAATAAAAAAACATTACCATCTGTTCCTCAATCAATTGTTAATAATATTTGTAAAATGATAACTAAAAATATTTTAGATAAAAAAGGAATGTTATTATGGCATTCAACCGGTAGTGGTAAAACTTGTACCGCTTCTGCTATTATGGATGGATTCTGGAAATCTAATAAAAAAATTATTTATTGTAGTTCGATAGATGCATTAGCCAGCAATCCACCATTTAAATTTCATGAATGTTGTATAAATCTATTTAAAAGATTTGAGGGGAAGTCTTTAAATGATTTAAATCGTGAATTTAAAAATAGAAAAGTTGAATTTTTGTCATTTGCTAAACTATCTAATCGTTTAGTAAAGAAGGTTATTAATTTAAATGATTGTGTTTTAATTATTGACGAAGTTCATAATTTATTTAGACCATTAGCAAACCAAAAAAAACAACATTCTATTTTAGAAAAATTATTATTATCTGATAAATTTCCTAAATTAAAAGTATTTATATTAACTGCAACTCTAGGAGATAATCCAACTGAAATAATGAAATTATTAAATATTGTAAAAAATCCAGATATTCCTGAAATTAATATTCAAGATATTAATACTCCAGATATATTTATTAATAAAATTCGAGGTCTAATATCATATTTTGATATGTCAAGTGATAAAACTAAGTTTCCATCTGTTGTTGATAACGATCCCGTTTATTTGCATATGAGCAGTCGTCAATTCGAAAAATACGTAATCGCTTATAAAGACGTTAAAGAAAGTGCGAAAGATTATGATAATTTATCGAAATCTAATTCATTAAATAAATATTGGGCTGCCGCTAGAAGATATTCAAATATGCTTTATAATTATGAAAAAGATGTAGTATTGAATGAATTTAGTGCTAAATTACCTGCATTACTTCAAAAAATATTAGATTTTCCTATGCAAAAACAATATGTATATTCCGCATTTTATGAAAATAGAGGTTATGGTGGTCATGGTATCCTAGCAATCGCAAAAGAATTAGATAAATTAGGTTATGAACGATTGAAACCATCCCAAGCTCTTAAAATAGTTGAAAAAGGCGAAGATGATGACAATAAAAAAAAGAGATATATTCTCGCAGTTTCAACACAAATGGGAACCAATAAAGGTGAAGAATTGAGCGCTATGGTTAAATTATATAATTCATCCATGAATAAATATGGTGAATATGTTAGTTTGTTTTTGGCATCACAGAATTATAATGAAGGTATTGATTTAAAAGCTGTTAGACACATTCATATATTTGAGCCCTTAATAACATGGGCTAGTGATAAACAAACGATTGGTAGAGCTGCTCGTTATTGCTCCCATATCGATTTAGATAAAAAAGAATGGGATGTTAATATTCACAGATATATTAGCGATTTACCTAATGAACTTTCTAAAAGTAAGAGTGGTAGCAGTAGTAGTATTAATTCTGTTAAAAAAGAATTGGATGAATTATTAGCAATCAATTTTAAACAAAGAATTAAAGATAATAAAGAAAAAATTAAAGAAAATACTAAAAAACTTAAAACATTAAATAAAAAACCTGATATTAATGCAGCTGAAATTAAAATTATTGAAAATGAGAATGATGATTTATTAAATAATGTTAAAATTATTACAAGTGATGAAATAAAAGTTAAAGAACGTATTAAAACTCTAAAAGCCGAATATAAAAAATTAGAGAAAAAGGCAAAAGCAAATGAAAAGAAAGTTAAAAATAAAGTTGATGCAACAGATATTATAAATATTGATGAATTTATATATAAACAATCACAGGAAAAGATGAAACAAATATTAACATTATATCAATATATGAAAGAAGCCGCTATAGATTGTCAGGTATTAAATGAATTTCATAAAAGTGGTAATCAAACTATTAATTGCCATCGATTCTAATTTATTTTCTACATAATGGACATTTTCGCAAATGATTTTCATTCGTATTTTCAATTATATCACATTTATTATTATATTCATCTATTTTTTCTCTATAATTGTCCCATTTTCTATTATAGTCGTAATTCGAATTTTCCATATCCTCATAATACTCGTTTTCCATTTCTGGATATGGAAATTCGGGCATTTCTCTACCATAATAACATCGTTTGAAACATTCAATACAGCTATAATGATCACATCTAGGTTGTGATACACATCTTTTAGTTTCTAAACAAATAGGACATTCAATATTATCAATAAACGTTAATAATCCTTTTCCAATATGTTCTCTACCATTATGTTCTATCCAAAATCCAAATAACATTTGACAATTTAAACATAAATTATTACATTTATTATCATTCCACCACATAGGAACAATATTTTCACATATTTCATAATTATTACAACAATTAGACATTTGGATAATTAAATTAATATATATTTATATATTTAATAAGTCATAACAATAATTCCAATTAATGCTATTAAAAAACCTATAAACATTTTTAATGATAATTTTTCTTTTAATACAAGTATTGATAATATAATAGTTATTAGTGGATAAAATCCTGTTATTATCGTAAATATAGATATTTTACTCGTATTTTTTAATGCATAATGATATAACATTTGACTAATAAATGTTAGTATAAATACATTTATAATAAATAATAATAATATCCATACATTTATTTTTGATATTTCAGTAAATACTCTTGAATGGTCATTAAAAATTAATGAATAAAATAGAGTACATATGAATAATATGGTAGTTGATAATAATAAATAGGATTCAAATGAAATATTATTATTTAATACTAATAATTTATATGTTATTGGTGTTAATCCATAAATTATAGATAATGAAATTGCTATTAATAATATTTCAAATTCAATATTAAATGAAATCATATCTATTTTATTATATAGATAAGTATTATAAATAATGGTTGTTTATGATTGTATTGTCGTTGGAGCTGGTCCATCGGGTTTAACGTTCGCAACATTAGCAGACAAAAATGAAAATATTCTTATTATTGATAAAGATACTGCGATTGGTGGATGTCATAAAGTAAATAGACAGAAATATGAGAATGAATTTTATTTTTGCGAACATGGACCTAGAATATATTCGAATAATTATGTTAATCTCAAAATGATTTTAGGTAAAATAGGTTTAAAATTTAATCAAGTATTCAAAAAATTTAATTTATCATTTTTAGAAATATTATATACGGTTGCTAAAAATAATTATTTTACTATTCGTGAAATATTTATAATGATAAAAGATTTTATTATTTTATTAGTGAATGTTGATTATAAAAAAAATATTTCATTAAAAAATTATATGGATGATAATAATTTTACCGAAAAAGCAAGAAATTATATAGATCGTATGTGCAGATTTATGGATGGTGGCGATAGCTCTAAAATATCATTCCACAGTTATTTTAACATAATTAGCGAATTTATTTTATATAATATTTATCAACCTATTAAACCTAATGATGAATTATTATTCTTTTTATGGGAAAAGTATTTAAAGAAAAGAAATATTAGCTTTAAATTAAAAACTGGTATTAAAAAAATTGTTGAAAATGGGAAAATAACGAAAATAGAAACTGATGCAAATGAAATATTTGAAACAAAAAAATTAATATTAGCATTACCTCCTGAAAATTTAGTTAAAATTTTACATAATTCACCAGAAGATATTAAGAATTCATTTATGGATTTTAATAAATTAACTAAATTTTCAAAAAATACCGAATATAATGAATATATATCTATTACATATCACTGGAATTATAAATTAGATATTGATCGTAAATTATATGGCATGTATAGTAATACTGATTGGGGAATTGCTGCAATTGTATTGAGCGATTATATGACATTCAAAGAATCACAATCTAAAACAGTAATTAGCTGTGCTATTACTATAAATGATAAAAAAAGTAAATATATAAATAAAACAGCGAATGAATGTGATGATGAAAAAGAAATATTTGATGAGGTATTTAGACAACTAAAAGAAATTTATAAAAAATTACCAATACCGACATTAATGTTTATCAATAATAAATATATAAATAATGAATGGGTTTCTAATGAAACTGCGTTTATTAAAACTCCTAATTATAATTATTTAAAATCTCATAATAACAATAATATTTATACATTAGGAACTCATAATGGCGATGCAAAAGTTCATTTTACTTCTATGGAATCAGCCGTAACTAATGCTATTAAAATGGTAAATGTTATTTATAATACGAATTATAAGATTAAACGTCCTTATAATGTCCGTGATTTTTTAATTATAGTTATTAGTTGTATAATTGCTATATTAATAATAAAAAATTATTATTAATTAATATATAATGTCTATGATTGAAAATGAACTAATAGTATTAATAGAGGATAATAATAATAAAAATAGATATAATTCAGTACATGGTGATTTGATTAATATTCAAAATTCACCACATTCCGTTGAAAATAATAAACTTCTTACTTTATATGAATTGAATGGAAGAACAAATACCGAATGTCAAACAGAAGGTAGTAGTAATTTACCAGATAATGAAATTAGTTATAAAATTGATAAATTATTAAAAAATATTAAAGAAAATAAAACTAAAATTTCTACCTCTTTATATATAATTTCTGCAAAATATGATTTAATTTATTTTAGATATAATAGAATTTCATTATTAATATTAATTATATCTACTGTCATAACTTTCGTAGATGCAATTGGATTAACATTAATTAATTATCAACATGATAATATTAATTCTAATATGAGTTTAATTATTTCAAAAGAAAGTATAACTTTAATTATTAATTTAATAACATTAGTATTGGGAACTTTGCTAACTATTTTAAGTTCGATAGTTAAATTTAGAAATTATCGCGAAAATATGGAAAAACTCAAGAATATACATGATATTTTATTTAATTATAAAACTTTATATAATAAACAAAAAGAAATAATTGAATATTTTACGGCATCAAATAATTTAACACCTGAATTATTTGATAAAATGGTTGAAAATGTTGAAAATTATAATAGAGAAATTAAAGATATTAATATATTTGAGAATGTAAGAATTAAAGACATCATTAAATTCAATCGTATTAAAGTATCACATGATATAGAACTTAAAAAATTAACTAATAAACGAGAATTGGAATTTCTTAAATTAACAGTCGAATCAACCAAAAATAAACTTTTATTTAATTCTGATAAAATAGAAGAAAAAAAAATAGGATGTTGTTTTAATATTTAATTTGAATAAGCTAAACCACCCATACCGGATAGTATGCGTAGAACGTTATAATTCACGGTGAATATATAAATTGTTCCAGATACTGATGATGCTAATGATAATACAGCAGTATCTATACGGGACATATTTAGAGTTCCTGATGGTTGATGTTCTTCCGGTTTTATGGCAAATGAATATACGTTAATGCCATTATTAAAGAGATTAGGAGTAAATTCGTGATGTTGATATGGTTGAACTAGATTGAAATAAGATCCAATACGTTCGGTGAATCGATCATTACCATTTAATTGTATTTTAGCTAATGTTACTGGATTTTTACCTATGATATAGTTATTGTCAGCGTCGCGAGTAGTAAAATTATTCCAATAGGGTGGGATAGAATTAGCAGTTGAACTTTGATTTGGTTTAATTACCCATATTAATTCCTTGCAAGGATGATTAAAATTCATACGGATGCTCTTTAGAGATGTTGTACTAGTGCTTCCAGAAACAGTATCAGTTCCGGTAAATTGTAATTGTTCAATAAGATATTCATGAGATAATTGAGCGAATCGTCGGCGTTCATCAGTATCAAGGAAGATATAATCAACCCATAATGAAGCATTAGTTAATGAAACTTTGGTAGCTGGAGACGATGCTAATTCATTATTTCTCTTAATACCAGTTATAAGTGTTGGAGAAGTACCAGAATCAATTAATGCTGTAGCACGATCTGAATAATTGGCATTATAATCAACCATATTAGCACCTGATTCAAATTCGATATTTATTTTTACTTCGTGATATTGTAAAGCAATTAATGGAAGAGCTAAACCAACATTACGACAGAACCAGAATTCAAGAGGAACGTAAACTGAATAAGTTTGTTGAGCATCTAATATAATTGAGCGATTATATCTATCACCACCAACCATTAATCTAAAACCATCGCGTTTTCCTATTGGTAATGAAAGTTCGTTCCATATATATAGCCACTCTGAATAATGCTTATCAATACGTTGACCACCAATTTCTAATTCAATAGTTTTTAATAATTTAAGACCAAAATAAGGCACTAAAGCAATTGGATTATTTATTGCGGCATTTCCAGTAGAAGAATTAGTAGCACTAGTATTTTGAATAGTTCCTACAAAATACACACGATTTATTAAATCGCCGTTGCGAGTTATTTGACAAGTTACACGAGAACCTAATGATGTTGAACCATTAAAAGTTTGTTCGATTGCTTCTAATGCAAAATTTGTATGACGACGATATGCAACTTTGAAAAAAGTTATTTGAGGATTGCCAGTTAAATAAACATCCTGAGCACCATAAGCAACAAGTTGAAGAAGACCACCACCCATTTATGCTATATTCTTTATACTATAATAGGAGAAAAAAAATGTATAATATTTAATTTGAATACGCTAAACCTCCCATACCGGATAATATGCGAAGGACGTTATAATTGACTGCATATACATATAAATTATAACCTGTAGTGGGTGTGTAATTAGTATTAATAGCATCTTGTAATGTTATGTTAAGAACCGCAGTATCAATACGAGACATATTTAGAGTTCCAGAGGGTTGATGTTCTTCTGGTTTTATAGCAAATGAATAAACATTAATACCAGCATTAGTTGGTATATTTTCGTGATGTTGATAAGGTTGGATTAAATTGAAATAACGTCCAGGACGTTCAGCAAATCGATCATTACCATTTAATACTAATTTAGCAGATTTAACCGGATTAGCTGGACGGCTAGTAGAAGAGCATCCAGATTTATCATAATCTATATTAGTTTGCATTAATGATACGTTAGCGATATTTGGAATACCTCCATATAATTCATCATGTGTATCAGCTGATCCAACTGAAGCACTCGGAGTTGCTGGAAGCATAGCTGATGATGTGGTATAATTAAACCAGTTATTTCCGGTATTATTACTTATAAACCATATTAATTCCTTGCAAGGATGATTAAAATTTAATTTTGGTTTTATGGATGATGAGGTAACTGCTTCCTCACCGGTAAATTGCAGTTGTTCTATTAGATATTCATGAGATAATTGGGCAAAACGACGACGTTCATCTGTATCGAGATATATGTAATCAACCCATAAAGAAGCTGTGAATGTTGAAGCAGTAGTAGTAGACATACATTTACTTTGACTTTCAAAATTAATATTAACCTTAACTTCATGATATTGTAATGCAATTAGTGGTAAAGCTAGACCAACATTACGACAGAACCAAAATTCAAGGGGTATATATAATGTATTATTAACTTTATTAGCACCATAAGCACCAACCATATCGTTATATCCATGTCTCTTTGATCGTGGTAGAGTTAATTCATTCCATACATATAACCAATGGGAATAATGCTTATCTATGCGTTGACCACCGATTTCAATTTCAACATAATTTAACAGACGTAAGCCATAGAAGTTATAATAAGTAGTTCCACCAGCTGGTAATTTAACTTGTAAATACATACGATTTATTAAATCGCCATTACGAGATATTTGACATGTTACGCGTTGTCCGTAACCAGGATTACCATTAAAAGTTTGTTCGATTGCTTCTAATGCGAAATTTGTATGACGACGATATGCAACTTTGAAAAAAGTTATTTGAGGATTGCCAGTTAAATAAACATCCTGAGCACCATAAGCAACAAGTTGAAGAAGACCACCACCCATTTATGCTATATTCTTTATACTATAATAGGAGAAAAAAAATGTATAATATTTAATTTGAATACGCTAAACCTCCCATACCGGATAATATGCGTAGGACGTTATAATTGACAGCATATATATTAATGTTACCTGTTAAAGTACCATTAGTCTTTACGTCTAATACGGCAGTATCAATACGAGACATATTTAGAGTTCCAGAGGGTTGATGTTCTTCTGGTTTTATAGCAAATGAATAAACATTAATGCCGCGATTTAGAGGAATATTAGTATGATGTTGATATGGTTGAACTAAATTAAAATAAGTTCCATCGCGAACATTAAATCGATCATTTCCATTTAATTGAAGCAAACAAGTACTAAATGGATTTACAGTAGTACTTGAATATGGTGTTATTTGATCTATTAAAGAATTCATTATTATATTTTCAGTAATTGAAGAAAGATTAGATGAACCTAAAAATTGATTTACATCTCCAGAAGTAACAACAATATTTGGTTCAGCTAAATTGCAACTGTATATAGGAGCAGTAAATGTAACATTATCAGTTGTATAGGCGGTGTAGTTATACCATTGATTAGCGTTACTGGCTGTATTCCATTTAGCAACCCATATTAATTCCTTGCAAGGATGATTGAAATTTAGTTTAACACGAGTAGAAGATGATAATGATTCTTGACCAGTAAATTGTAATTGTTCAATTAGATATTCATGGGATAATTGGGCAAATTTTCGTCGTTCATCGGTATCTAGATAAATATAATCAACCCATAGATTAGCACCTGATAATTTTTTACTAGCGCTACTTGAGCTAGCACCGCTAGCCTTAACATAACAGCAATTAGCGAAACTTTCGAATTCGATCTTAATCTTAACTTCGTGATATTGTAATGCGATTAATGGAAGGGCTAATCCAATATTGCGACAGAACCAGAATTCTAGCGGAATAAATAATGTAGTGGGATTACTATCATCTGCCACTAAATTTCCATTTATTCCATCAGCATCAGCACCAACCATAGTATCCCAAGCATATCGCTTTCCACGAGGAAGAGATAATTCATTCCAAATGTATAGCCAATCGGAATAATGTTTATCTATTTGTTGTCCGCCAATTTCTATATTAACGGTTTTTAATAGGCGTAAACCTAAATAATTAACATAGGATTCGGTTCCACCTGTAGTATCAGCAACAGTATTATATAATCTGGGAACATCGACTTGTAAATAGGTACGATGAATTAAATCACCGTTACGAGAAATTTGACAATATACAGTATTGCCGAAATCTGGAATACCGCTAAAAGTTTGCTGTATTGCTTCCATTGCAAAATTAGTATGACGGCGATATACAACTTTGAAAAAAGTTATTTGAGGATTACCAGTTAAATAAACATCCTGAGCACCATAAGCAACAAGTTGAAGAAGACCACCACCCATTTATGCTATATTCTTTATACTATAATAGGAGAAAAAAATATA